CACGGTGTCGATGCCAACCCGCAGCCGGTAGTCCTGCGTGGTCTCGGGGCTGCGCCGCTGCCGGGTGCCGGTGAACGTGCCGTCGTCGTTCTCGCTGAAAAACGCGACACCGCCAAACTCGGTAGGGTCGGACGGAGTGTTTACTTTTGCGTTGTCGTTGGCGTCGCCCTGAAGTTCACCAGGAGCGGAGCCAAAACCAATCTTTGCGCCAGCCATGTCATGCCCCAATGCAAGAAACGTCGTACACGCCGCGCGCTTCCGGCTGGCTGTAGAGCGTGAGGGTGAACCCGACCCCGGCCACGCGATCCGAGATCACGGGCTGGAAGTCGAGGAGGTACATCTCGTCAGGGTCTGTCCCGGTCGGCGTCATCACGTCGGCCACAATGCGCGTCGTGGGTGTCACCCAGGTTAGGCCGGTCACGACAATCTGCGCCTTGTCGGTGAAGCTGGCCCCGAAGTCCACGGGAACGGTCACAGCGTTTCCGCCGCCGCCAGCGCCAATGGTGACCACGGTCTCAGTCGGCGAGTCGGTCACCGTGACGCCAGCGCCAACAAAGTTCAGCGCCGGCCGCTGCGCAAGCGGAACGCCCTCGTCTTCGATGACGTGGCCCGGGATAAGCGCCGCCACGATAGCTTCCAAGGCGTCAATATCATCCTGCAAAGCCGCAATCTCGCCCGGGATCGTGCCCGCCACGTCCTCGCCGAGGTTCTCCAGGTACTTGATGGCCTCGTGGTTCTGCGAAGCGACAACCGCCAGCAGGTTCCGAGGGATGCGCCGGGTCAACACGTCCATGTCAGGCCCCCGGTCGCGTGCGCATGGGTTCAACGCGCATGCTCAGCTTGGCAACCGACATCAGGGTGTCGCTGCGCCAGCGAAAGCGCTGAATGCGCCAGTTCCGGATCGTGCCTTGCGTCCGCCATCCGATACGCTTGGTCCGCTCGCCGATCTTGCCAGCAGGAATGTACTTTTCCACGCTGAAAGTCACGCCATCAAGGCTATAGCTCGTCCAAACGACCGGATCAAGCCCCACCGCGACGCGCCCAGGGAGCGCCACGAGTTCCAGTTCATGCACGATGGCGTCATCCCCGTCACCGTAGACGATCATCGTCCCGAACTCGTGCGCAACGTCCGACCCGTAGTGCCGCGCGGTCGTGGTTGCGATGCTTGCGAGCTTCTCGGTCGTCGGGTCGCCTGCATACCAGACGCCATCGGACAGGACAAAGCCGCGCGCACGGTAGCGGGTCGGAGTCGGGGCAGCGCTTGAGTCCAGGGTGTACCAAACCGCCGTCCTGAACTCGCGAGTCGCGCCCGCGTCGAAGACCAGCGTTTGCGTCGGAAGGTGGACGTACAGCCATTCATGCCCACGGTCGAAGCGGCCTTCTAGCACGATGTCGGCAAGCTCCGCGTCACTCAGCCCCTGCAACAAGGTGTCGATCTCGCGCGTGCTTACCCGCACCGACGACCCGTTCGCCATCATGTAGACGCCGACCGTTTCGTTTCGGCCACTGCCAACAAAGGCGATGGCGCCGTCACCAAACGCGCAGGCCGCATTGGTTCCAACGGTGCCACGCTGCACCATCGCCGACTCAATGCGCCGAAGCACAAAGCCCGTGCCGCCCACGTTGTCGAAGACCTCGGACGTGTTCCGGTTGATCGCGTAGACCTCGCCGTTCAGCTTCAGCAGCCGAAGGATCGGGTCTGGGTCAATCTCGCTGCTGCCGTACTTCAGCGGATCGATCTGGGTCGGGTCGAGTAGCTCAGTCTGGACGATGAACTCGCCGTCAGTCGTGAAGAAGTAGCCGTCAGCCCACAGCACACAAAGAGCAACGCCTAGATCCGGGTCGGTGACTTGGATAAGCGTCCCACCCAGCAGGTAGTACAGCCGCCCGCCACTGGTCATTGCCAGCCGGTCAAAGCTGTAGTCGAAGGTGCAGAAACCACCCGGGCCGACATCGCCGAGAACGTCAAAGCCACCGGAGGCGTAGACCTTCACCAACGACGTGCCCATGACCCGGTAATGCACACCCTGCCACAGGATGCCGCCTCGGTCTGCGCCTGGCCCCGTCAGGTGTTCAACCAGCCCGTCGCCCGGCCGCAAGTAGCCGTCGCTGATGCCGGAGGCTTTGGAGACCGGGACGAGGTTACGCGGATACCGAGTGCGGATGTCCGCCGACTGGTCCGTGTAGATGCCGGACAGGATCGGGACATCCACCGCGCTACCTCACACGCCGCCAGTGCCGCACGTCACGTAGACGGTCGCCGTGCCCGTTGCCGTGCGAGCGGTGACAAAGAAATTGCCGACTTCTGGGTTGGCCTTGGAAAACACCTCGGTTGCGTTCGGGGCAAGCGCCATGTCTGAAGTCGTGGCCGCTTGCGCCGTTCCATAGGACAGCCTGACGTGCGTTGCGACAGTGCCAATGTTCACAATGCGCACCGACAATGACTCGCGGTCGCCTTGATCGGTAAACGTCGCCGTCGCGCTCGTGGTCGTGGCGGAAATGGTGGCGGTGCCACCGGCCCGGCCGCTGAAAGGTCGTGTCGTCATGTCAGCCCACCCTGTCCCAGTTGCTGGACACGCCATCAAAGCGCAGCCAGAAAGTTCCGTTTGCCGCGGCCATCGTGGTCGGGGCGCCGTTGATCGTCCCGCCGTTCACGGTCAGGGCGGTGATGATCTGCGTGGAAAACACCCTGATGTATTGCTTGTCAACCGGGCCCGATGGCAGCGTGATCGTGAGCGTCGCCAGCGTCCCGGACGGGGACAGCCGCAGGAACACGTTCCCACCGGCAGCAGGGGGCGAAATCGTCACGGTCGCGCCGGTTGCCGGGCTGGCGTACTGCGTTGAATCCGCGGTGCTCGTCAGTTGCCCCTGAAGGAACGTCACCAGCGTAGACAGCGCAGCCCGCGCGTCATCGCCAAGCGAAGCGCTTCCGATGGCGATCTGGTCCGCAGGAGATAGCGTCGTGACTGCGATGAACTGATTGATTGCGCCGGCCATGTCATCCCCTAACGATCAGATTGCCATTTGGCCCAACAACCCACGGGCCTTCTGTGGCGCCAGGGAAATAGGGGTTTTGTGGGTAGCCAAAGCGCCACGGCGTATTGCCAGCGCCAAGCGGCAGCGAGTCGGGCAGTTGCTGCCGGCCGGGCATTGCAGCGGCCACGCAAAGCGATTTGTACGCGTTGTTGGCCTCGCCGATGGTGGCGGGCGACAGTTGCTTGCCCTTGCCTGCCGCGATGGCGACCGCGAGGTTCAGGATCACGGCGAGAACCGCATTCAGCGGGATGCCGCTCGCCACGTTCAGGTCGGTAGGCGGGGACAGGCTGATGTTGTAGCCCAGCTCGATGCCGTCATCAGCCCAGCGAGCCATCATCATGTCCATGCGCCCGCAGGCCCACAGCAGTTCCTCCGGGTCGAGATCCCAGACCCAGCCGGCGATTGCCAACTCGGCGTATGCGCCGCGGACTAGATCGCCCTTGGTGTACACAGTCAGGCCTTAGCCAGCCACTCGGCCAGCTTCTCGGCGCGCTTCGCAGCACCCCAGCGGGCATCATCCTTGAACCCCGCGGCGACGGCTTCAGCCAGTCCGGCGAGTTCGGCAGGCTCTGCCGCTTTGGGCTCCGCGGCGGCCTGTTCTGCCTCTTCAAGCGCGCGTTCTTGCATCGCTTCCACCGCGTCCGCAATCGAACGGCGCCAGCCGTCACGCTTGAGAGCGATGTATTCCTCGTGAGTCACGAGGCGCGAATCCCAGGTCACCGACGAATCGATGCCGTCTTTGACGGACCCCGGGCAGCGGTAGACGTAGGCTCGATCCATTCGTTTGCTCCTTGCTCAACGCACCAGTCGATGCGCTGGGAAAGAAGCCGGGCAAGCAGCGAAGCTGCCCGGCAAAGTGGCCCGAAGGCCACGCGGAGGAGATCAGGCCTGGTTGAACAGTTGGATGCCGCACATTTCCGGGTTCAAGACGCCAACACCGAATGGGCAATCGAAGCGGTACTTGACGTTCAGGTTGTCAATCGACCCCTGCTTCGTCATGATGACTTCCATGCCGCTGTCGGTGCTGCCACGCATAACTTCCATGCCAACACCAGTCGGGACGGCGTAGGTGCTCGGCAGAAGCTCGATGCAGTCCTGCTTCCAGAACGGGTTCGCCGAAGCCGCCGTGGTGTTCAAGAACGTCAGCGCGGCGCCGTTGGCAGGAGTCGCGGTGCAGTTCTTGTACTGAATTTCGGCTTGGGTCGGGCTGGAGTCGGCCGAAATAATCGGGGGCGAGAACTGAATCACGCCGGAGCCGCCCGCACC